ATTGTACGAATGCCATGTACTCTTGCTATTAAATCACAAGTTCCTGCAACTTTAAGTTCGTCAGAATACATTTGATATTCATTTGCATAAACAATATCGCACCACTTATCCAAATACTCTTTTATAGGTAAAAAAGTACTTAGGTTGGTAGGCATAGCACCAGTTGACCAATCTAGATCATTATTAAGATATTTTTCAGCTAAAAGATGTACAGCTGTACCTCTTCGCGCGGCTTGGGTTGATATTTTTTGTGCTTCATCATGTCCAATACTATTCCTCCAATCTTGAATAGCATCTTTATTAAGGGACGATAAAACTGAAGTAACAGATGGATATTTTTCTCCAGAAGGAGTAATGTAAAATCTTTTACCATCTATCATCACTCTTTCAAGTTTATGTTTATGATAATTATTTTCTAAGATAAACATTTTTAGTCTTCAACAGCCAAAATAAGTGCTTTAACAAATTCGGAGCGAACAATATCTTGAGATAAAAAGTTCGTAGTATCAAACCAATTAGGCATTTTTTCTACAACTTTCATGAACCAATCATAACAACTTTTTTCTTTTCTACCATCTAAATCTGTTTGTTTTGTGTCACCACAAACAAGTAACCTTGTTCCAATTCCTGCACGTGTAAGAACACTATACATTTCGTGTGCTGTCATTGACTGGAACTCATCTATTATAACTACAGAATTTTGTAACGTAATACCTCGAATATATGATGTAGTAATAAACTCAACCAAATTTTTTTTAGTTAGTATATCCCATGCTGTACCATTTTCACAAAGGTCATTAAAAATTTGTTTGTAGGGAATTGTATACACTTCTGATTTTTCTTGAAGAGTACCAGGTAGATGTCCCATATCTCTCGTTGGAACAGCACTACGTACAACTACTATCTTTTCAACTTGTTTTGTAAATAATTGATTAAGTGCAAGATAAGAAGCTATAAAACTTTTACCTGTTCCTGCTGATCCTACAGCTACTACATTTGTTCCTCGAGCAAACGATTCTATCATGTTCTGCTGTGCATATGTCATAGGAGATATATGACGTAATTTTAAAATTTCTTTACTGTTAGGAATTCGACGTTTTCGTTCTTTTTTATGAGGTAAGTACTCTGAATCGTTTGAATATACAAGGTTTACGTTCAATATTATTCTCCTTATCAGAACGTATTGATAGTACTACGCGTGATACGCTTGTCGTGCTTGCTCCTTATTTCTTTAAGTACATCACGGAAACCTGCATCAGGTTTCTTATCGACACCTGAATAATTAAATGCAGTAGCTTGTATTATTTGTTCAATACTAGGATTTTTAATTAAATATTGATCCTTAGCAGATATTGACATGAATTTTTCAAAACATTCATTAGTTTCTTTATTACGAAAATTATATGTTGGCATTACTTTTTCTTTTTTAGCCGTGAAGGTTTTGCATTAACTACAACATTACTATTTTTATTGTTCTTAGTCTTCTTAACCTTCTCTTCAACTTGAACAGGTAAAGTCTCAACTTTGTCATTGAAAGATTTTGGAAATGGCCAAGCAGTATTAGGATCTAATGGAACTGAAACCTGTTTAATCGTTGGCAATGCTTCAATAGGAGGAAGAGGAGGATTAGCAGGAATAACTGGCGCCACCGGTTCAGGCTGTGTTTTTAAAAAAGAAGGAGGAACAGGATCTACAACGGTAACAGGACTTTGAACTGGTAACTCTCTTTTTTCAAGGGCTGCTCGAACTGGACCATCAAGAGGATGAGGTTCTTCCACCTTTTTAGGTTTAAATAATAATTGTAAAAAATTAAACATGGGTTCTCCTTAATAATCGTCAATAGTAGCAAGTTTATGATAATCTTTATTTCTTAGAGCTCTATCTAAATTTTTCAAAATTTTCTTTTGCTGAAGATTTTTTTGTACTTTAAACTGATGTCTTGGTTTATCTAACTCACGATCTAATTGATCGTAATTTTTACGATGTTTGGACATTTTACTCCTTTTCTTGAATAAGTCCTGGGAAAGCTTGGTTAATAATTTTTACAGAAATCCCTTTGTATGGAATTTTCTTATCTTTTATACTACAGATCAGCTTAGCATCTTCAGGAAACAAACCTTCAATAAATTGAATGAATAAATGTTCTCTTTTTATAGGATGCATATCTGGATATCCTCCATTCTGAATGAAATTACTCAGTTTACGAAAATCTCTGTACAGATTACCTTCTTGGTCTAAATGATCAGTAGGTTTGTATGGAGGAACACCAATAGGAAGGATAAATTTGACCCTAGGGTCTAAAGCATATTGAAGAACTACTCTCAAGGCAAGAGTATCATTCTGTGATAAGAATTGAGCCCTTTGATTAACTGGTAAACTTGAACAAGTTTTAAGAATTGTAGATATAGCTATTTTCATTAAAAATCACCAATTGATTCTAAAAGGAGTTTCATTTTATGTTGTACAAAATAATTAAAAATTTTATTTCGTGGTTTATTAGCTTGCAATTCATACTCTGCAAAAATTTGCGTTTTTAATTTTTCCGGTATAAATGTTAAATCAATTAAAGTTCTATTACGAGACCAATTACGTTGTATTTCATCAGATAATTCTTCCCAACTAGTACTTAAAATTTCATTAATCTTTGCCTCACGAAGAGGTTTTTGTCTAACACCTTCTACAATACAGTTATCATTAGATAATACATTAGGAATTCCATCACCTCTATCACCACCTAACACTAAATGATTAATAAATTTTTTAGGATCATTACATGATATATCTTTTTTACGAACTGGATCATATTGTATAACATTACTCCATTGTTGTAGCTGAACAAAATCTTTATCACCACTTAAAATTAAAATCTTATCTTGATTATTTAGATCAGAACTAAACTTCATAACTAGAGTACCAATAACATCATCTGCTTCTGCACCTTCTACTTGAATAACACGATAAGGAAAATTTTCATTAAGTTCGTTCTTAACGAGATTGAGAGTATCAAAAAGAATATGCCAATCAATATTAGACTTTTCTCTGTCAGCCTTACGATTAGCTTTATAAAATGGAAAGTAATCTCTACGCCAATATTTCTTATCATCACATGCAATTATTAATTCACCATAGCTATTAAATTTAACTTTAAGAGATCTTATAGTATTAATAACCATGTGACGTATTAAATCTGGTTCAATAGCGTCAGTATGCTGTCCAACTTGAACCATTATATTTGAGATCATCACTTGAGATAAATCAAGAAGTATCATAATAATTTAAAATTTTTAATTAATTAACAATATAATGAAAAAATTGTTCACTGTTTTGTTTCCTACTTTCAACATCAGGATAATTTTTCTTCAAACTTGTCAAAAGATCAACCCACATAGATGAAATTCTTTGCCAAGTATAACGTAGATTAGCATAACTACTTTGAATTCCTGTTATGTTTGCAATCATTTCATCATTACGATTGTTGATAACATTCTCTAAATGTGAAAAAAGTATCTGTGCATGATCGTTTTCGTTTTCTTGCCATTGATACATCATAGTTGTTCCACCAGCTGTTTCATATAAAGCTGCAAAGTTAGGATGAATACATAAACATTTAGCACTCATTGCTTCCATTAAACTTAAACAAGAAGTCTCAGCCCATATAGAAGGATATGCAAAAACATGAGATTTTGCAACAGCTTGTCTTACTTCTTCGTTTGAAACTACACCATGATAATTTATCTGAGGATGCTTTTTACACTTATCAAAGAGCTCACTATATTCTTCATCTCTTTGATCCCACCCATAAATTTTAAAACTTGAAAAAACATCAAGTTCCAAAAAGTTATATTTTTCTGCTAGTTTAATAAACACTGGTACAAGGATCTCCAATCCTCTATGTGGTGTAGTATGGTAGATGATCTTGAATTTATCTTTAGGTTTATCTATTAAACTTTCGGCAATAGGTTCAATTGCATTTTCAATTACAATAAACTTACTATATGGAATTTTGTAATAAGCAGAAAATTGTTGCATTTGCCAATTGGATACACATACCAATTGATGAAACTTTTCATGTCCACCATTTTTCAAATGATCACATTCGGGATCACCAGGTAGATCGTGCAGCCATAACACTCTTATCTTAGTATCATCTAAATTACGAACTCTAGACGGAATAATTTGAAAGTCTTCTACTAGCGAAGGATCTAGTCTCTTTTCCAATCCTTCTCGCATTAGTTCTGTACCACCTCTTGAATTTTTGGAAATCTCATTGATATCAAAGCCCATACGTTATCCTCTTAAAATGTTCCCACGTAGACATAATTGTTTGTTCTAAATTATACTTGTACTCAAACCCTTGTTTAATAAACAAATCAGAATTAGCAGTTAAGTTGTGTACATCACCAGGACGACGATCACCATACCTATATGGTACAGAATTATTTGTAAACTTATCAAACATACTAATCATATTGAGGACAGAATATCCTTTCTTAGTTCCTAAGTTATACGTACCATATACTTTTTTCTCTGCGGCAAACAACTGCGCACGACATATATCACGAACATCAATATAATCTCTAACACACGTACCGTCATGAGTAGGATAGTTATTACCATAAACAGTAAAGAGCTTATTATTGATAACAGACCAACACAACCGAGAAAGTAAGTGTGTGTCAAGAAGTTCTTCTCCTTTACCATTATAAGCTCCTGCAACATTGAAAAATCTAAAGTTAGTTACATTTATACCATATTTTGAACACATATTCAACACTTCTTCACATCGAAGTTTACTTTTTCCATAAACTGAAGAAGGATCTGTACGATCTGTTTCTGTTAATGGTTGTTCAAAGACACTACTAGCATACACAGCAGCAGTGCTAGCAAAGATAATATGCCCTCGCCATCCTATTTTAATTAGTTGATTAAGAAAATTTATTGTACGAGCTGTATTATTCCACATATACAATATAGGGTCTTCTACATCTGGTCCGATCAAACTTGTA